ATAGAAGGAACCCAGTCGCCATTTGGGACTTGATAAAGTCGGCAACCGGGTGTTTCTTTCTTATTGAGTTCAATGTCACCGAGATAATTATGATGAATAAAATCCATTAGTCATGAAAGTTGGGGATAAATGGTTCTTGACAATTTGAGGAGAGTTCTTTAATTGAAATTTCTTTCCAACTACCACCAACACCACCATCCATATTGACAACGATGTCACGGGTGGGAAGTTGTTTAGCAGAAGTCACATCGATGATATCCCCCGGAAGAGGATAGAAAGTATAATAGTGACCCTCCCACCTAGAATTTCTGGAATGAACTAGGAACAGTGCATCTCTTTCTGCACCACAGTCAGCAATTTTTTCCCCTCTGGGATTATACACTGAGTAAATCATACCAGACCAATAGCATTCTTTGCAAGGATATATTCTTTGACCAGACCAGAGCGAACGATGTCTTCAATACCAAACTCAATCAAGGAGAATGATTCCATCTTTGCAAGGATACGAGTGAAATCAGAAATACCATTTCTCTCATAAGTCTTTGTTAGGTCAGACTGAACACCATCACCAGAGAAAATAATTTTACTATTTTCACCAATACGAGTGATGATTGAATCAAGTTCATGGAAGTTCAGGTTCTGACACTCATCAACAATCACGATTGCATTGTCAAGTGTAGTGCCACGAATGAAACTAGTGGACCAGAAACCAATTGTACCCTGAGTTTTAAGATTGCCATACAGCATCTCAAAGTCTGACTCACTAGGAAGTTCAAACATATACTTTACCATATTCTTGTAAGGAATCTGATAAAGAGATGACTTGTCCTCATGATCACCAGGCAGGAAACCAATCTCCCTGGTCGCTACAAGCGATCTGACGATGTAAATCTTCTCGTAGGGTGTCTCACCAGAGAGAACCTCTCTCAGGGCGTTGTAGAGGGCAATAAAAGTCTTACCTGTACCTGCACAACCATATGCAAATAAGTTCTTACCTGCTTTATAGTCTGCGAAAAATTTTTCTTGATTGTCTGTAAGAGGTTCAATGTCAACCAGGAGATCCGTATTGATTGGTTTCTTTCGGCGCATTTGTTTTGCCGTAAGTCCAACTCCAATGGGATCATCAGTCTTTTTTCTTCTAGGCATAAGTTAAATTTTAAACTTTTGTCGGGCAGAAGGAGCGTTTTGTGCTTTTTCTAGCACTTCATTCCAACCAGGTTTTGATTTGACGAGTTTGTCTTTCCACTCACCCACCTCACCAAACCCTGGTGCGTTGTCAGCAGTATAGTATCTTTCCCAATCAGGATTATCTTCACGCCACTGATCCCATGCATGTACGCTCATTACAACATCTTTGGTTTCTCCTGTGGTCTTGTTCTTTACTGGATAAGTCGCCATGTTTTTAAATGATATGTGAATATTTATTACCAATCAAGTGCTTCGGCACAAGTTGGGAACTGTTCTGCAAAAATCTTTTTGCATTCCAGAGCAATGTCCATGTGTTCCTTCTGCGTTCCGTTGGCAGATCTCAGAGTGATATAATGGATCCATGAACGAACTGAGCCGGACATGTAGAGTTTGGTGGGCACGGCGAGGGGAAGCACAAAACGAGCACACTCCTTTGCAATCGATGCGTCAAGCATCTCTCGATAGAGTTTCATTCCATCTTCAAAATGTTTTTCCATTTTGATTTGAAACTCTTGATTAAGAAATGGATCAACATCATCAATAGAATTCTGACGGTTCTTTGTATCCTGCCTACGAAGTTCAGGCAAAGGAATCTTATCTGCCAACATAGAACTGTCAGCATACCGTTGAGAAAATTCTTGATATGTGAAACTACGGTGCCTCAATATTTGAGCTGCCAGTCCCCTGGTGGTCGCAATTTCAAGAGTCATGAATGCCTGCTCAAACACAGACCAGTGATTGTGTTTGATACAGTAACCAAGAAGTTTAGCGTAGTTAGGATTCTCCTGATTGTTCGGATTTGACACACGTGCAACGTATGCCATAGTGGACTCGGCGTCAGGCGTTACTGAGATCAGTTTTACATTCATTCTTTTTCAATTCACGTTTAATTAGTTTAGCATACATGATTTCTTCCTGAGTATACCATTCAGGATGTTTCTTCGCACGTTTAATAATTTTTTTTACTGCTTTCTTGTCTTTCATTAGTCTGGGTATCCATCGTCGTCTCCGTCGTAGAACACCTCGTCATAATCCGTAATTACAGGAGACCTTTCTTCATATTTATATGCCTCCACGTCAGAATAAACCTCGGCTTCCAATACGTTCACCAGAGATTTTAAATTTTTAACGATCAGTTTAAGAGTTTCTTTATCCATGAAAAATAGATCGCACAACTAATTATAGCATTAAAAAAGGAGGGTAGTCAACCCTCCTTCTTGCGATTTTTAATTGGACTAACCGAGTGCGCTCCTACAAATACGTTTACATGTGGACTGATTGTCGTCACATTCAATAAGACAATCATAGTAGTCGTTGATGAGGTCTGATTCTTCCATGGTCCTGTCTAGGGTCTTTGTTAACCGCTCAACTGACTGCTTCCATCCTGCTAATTGATTATATGATAATAAATTATGCATGATAATCTCCGTTTCATTTAGAACTAATAACAACGAGTTTTAGGTCATTGCTTTCCTTTAATTCTATACTATCTAGTCAGCGTATGCTAACTTAATGAACTTCTTGTAATGTTTACAAAAAAAGGGAGGTTAGTTAACCTCCCTTAACATTTACTTGGTGTAGGTACGACCACGATAGCAGAAGGTGCCGTGTGACTCCTTGCTATCTACACAACGAGTATCATATTCAACACCACGATATGCAGTGTGAGTGATTTGTGCGTCATGTAATGCAGATGCTTTTTTGATCTGCTCTTTAACCATTTGAAGTGTGTTCATGGTTGACTCCTGAAAGTAGAGGGTTTTTAATCCCCGTTCCTTCAATCGTTTGCGTCCCAGAAATATCTACACTCTGGTACAGATCCCTTTACGGTCTCAACCAGTTCAATCTTGATAACATTATCAAGATTTTCTTGTGCTTTAATCCTCAGCATAATGGCATCAGCCTCAGCACAGGAAAGTGAACTGTAAAGTAATAGATCAATCATGGGATGAACGCTCCGTTCCGCGACCTACTTGCGTCCCCGAAGGGATGAACGACAGTGCTAGCATAGCACTTCATATACTATGTAGTCAAGTAGTTTTGTATAACGTGATACCGTTTATAGAGGATTACCGAACTTGTCTACGAGACCAAGTTTTTTGATCTCAGACATGTTTGATTTCTCCTGTTTTTTAATTTTTTTATACTCTTTGATTAGTTTATCAACTTCATCCTTTTTAATTTTTACCTTTAATTCTTTTTCTTCTTTACTAGGCACAACTCCAAACCCATCACCAGAAGAACTTTTCTCCTGGTCATCCACATAATCATTGATAACATCTTGAATCTCATTACGAATAAGAGATTCAACTGTCTTTCTAAGATCTTCTTCGTTCATTTCTTTTTCTTCTTATCCTCTTTTGCAGTGTATCCATACATCTTAGGATTAACTCTACCCTCAGTTTGCCTCATGGTTATGAAATCTTTCTTGTACTTATCATAATACTCATCAAAGATATCCACTTGCTTCGGAGCAGTAACGATGTCAAATTTAGTAATACCCTCTTGTAGATATTCAATTACGTATGCATTTGAGGGCAGACCACGATCCTCTGCTTGTGTAGGATCGCAGTCTTCAAAAAGAATCTTACAACCTTTTCCCATCAACCCCTGCCTCCCCACTGGATGTCAGGATATGCTTCCTCAACGTGTCCACGATTAACATTGTATCGATTGATCAATGCTTTGTCTTTCACCAATACCAGCAGGTCTGCTTCCTCGGGATGAAGACCTTCCAGCATCTGAATGAAGATAGTTTCTCTACGAGTCTTAGAGAGTTTATCGTTGCCACCTTTTACAAAGTTGTAGAAAGACCTCTGCTCGCTCCTCAGAGAGGTGTGTTCAGTTC